GTATAAACGATGGCCTTTTGCCCATCCCATGTGGCGATTAGCAGGGGTTTCAGTTCACCCCGCCATCCATCATCCTCAAGGGCTGTGTCAAACAACACGGCAATTCCCATCATACTCAAGCACCCCATTTGAAGGCGACATAATTCCTGCCGCCCTTTCCTTGCTTAACGATTTCAACCTGCCCGCCTTTCCTTAATGCCTTAAATCGGCGTTCAGCAGTGATGTCGGCAACGGACTGTTGAGCCGCATAGACCTTGAGCAGATCTGATTGCATAACACGCTCAACGCCGTCTTTTTCGCTGGTATATTTCTTGCACATGCTTGCCGCCTTTGTCCATGAAGCACGCTCCGCAGTGACCTTCTTCTTATCCTTGACGGACTCCTTCTGTTCAAGCCAAATGGTGAGGTTATGTAGGTTGTCAAAAATGATTTCACTTGCCATCATAATGTGGTCTTCTGTGATTTGATCTTCACGCATGAGAACGGCAATCAAGTTTGCGAAAATCATGGTGTAGTTCTCAATGTTTGGGAGGAACGACAAGGCTGTTTCTCTCACGGCCTCGCTGGCTATATTGTTCACCAGCCCGTAGTAGTCGTCCACCGCATTGAGTAATGCTGGGTGATAACCAGCCGATACAGTGAATATGTCGTGTGCGTGGCGCATAGCGGCTTGTTCCCTTTCCCCTTCGGGAATGCGCCTCCACACTTCATCACGCTCTATGCGGCGTTCTTCTATTTCCCCATCTTCGTTGCGAATCTCCACAGTTTCCCATGTTATGCCCATAGCGTCAAACAGACGGTTCTTCATCAGATCGACGGAACCCTGCAAGTATTCAGCGAGTGTCCCGTAGTCCATGATTCGCTCGTCAGTTCGCATGTATGCACCACCGACACGATGTTCGCTGGTGGTTTGTCGCTGTTCACTGGTGATGTCGTTTTGAAACAGGAACACACGCTGAAAGAAACCTTTGTCCAGCACATGCGCCATGATGTCCTTTGGTGGATAGGTTGTCATCCAAAGTGATACCCCCGATGGAGTCCTCACATCGCCACCAACAAGGTGCTTTACGAGGATGTTAGTTCTTGACCCCAATGGAGCCATCGCTTGTTGGAGGTATAGGATTTTGTCGGAGAAGTGGGCTTTGGAGTCGTTGAGTAGGATGGACGCTTCGTCAAAGAGAAGCGTCTTGTAGCCGTTTAGAAGGCCGGGAACGGTAATGTGGTTGACTTCACCCGTTGGACGCCCATTGTCGTCCACTACGGGCGTTTGTTGGACTGTTCCGATGAGTTTAGCGTCCGACCCTGCTGTGAAGGTGTCGCTCTCAATGCCACATGCCTCAAGCAACCGATCAGTGAACTCCCATGCGATGGACTTTCCTGTTCTTGATTGTTGAATCCAATAGGTGTGAACACGACAGTCAATGTAGGTGCCGTGTATAGGGACTCTCATGTATGGGGCACATAACTGTCCCATGACGAAAAAGAAGGACAACAAACCAGCGTATTCATTGAAGAATGACACAGTGTTAAACCGTTCAATGTAGCCACGAATGAACGCTGATCCATCGTTGTCACTGCTGACGACGGCATAATCATCCCACTGTCGCTGTTGCGCCATCATGTCGTTCATGTCGCTGTTAATTGATACTGTCATGCTTTTGCCTCCGTTGGAATTGTCCCTATCATTATCCCCTATATCAAGACTTAGGCATTGGTAATTTTGACTCTCTCTTTCACCACAGCCGACTCGCTGTTTAGTGCCTCAACAATGGACTTAGCACGGACTTTGCCAATGCCTTCAAGTTTCATCAGTTCTTTCACAGAAGCCCCAGCAATTTCAGCGATTGACCCGAAAGAAGACAGCAAACGCTTTGCGATAGCCTCACTACATCCGATACCACGGAGTCCGTCAATCCGTATATCCTCGCTTGAGGTGCGACGGAGTGTGCGGTATGTGCTAATGCTCCCAAGAGTGCCGTCCTTTTCACATCGTTTCACGATCCAGTAGGCGGCGGCGGAGGGAGTAGGGAATTGCATGATTGTTAAGTCAAAGTCAACATCAAGTCTTGACAATGAACCTAAGAACTGCGCTTGAATGCGGGCGTATGGTGTCCTGTTGCCTCTTCGCTTGAGGCTTGCCACATAGGCGTCCAGTTTGCCATGAATAACCAATATCATGCGGTTGTAGTTCTCATCCATGTTCTCCAATTGGTGAGCAAGGTGTCCACTTTGGAGGGATTGCATGTAGTCGGCAATACTCTTAGCCTCAATGCCGATTTGACCGTAGCAGTAGTCCGTGATCAAGTTTTGGTTAAGTTCCCACTTGATTTTTGCCTTGTCGGCTTGTTTTTTGACGGCTTCTTCAAGGCCAGATCGTTCACGATTGTCAATGTATAGGATTTTTTCAACCATTCAATCACCTTTCAATACTTCGGGATGTCGCTTTCGCAGTGCAGTGAAACAGCGGTGGCAAAGACGGTGTATTGGATGCACGGTTTTCACTCCTTTGGCGCACCCTCGGCACCTGTATTTTGCTTTGACATGATTAGTTCTTCCAGCCGTGCCCGGTTGAGCAGGTCGGTGACGAGTAAGGCCCATTTTGGGTCTGCCGTCATAGCGACTATTTGGCCTTGTTGGCATACTTCAAAGGCACCCTCCATAGTTTCACTCAAACGGAATCCCCAGTCGGGTTCTTCAAACCCGAAGTCCTTCCAAGTGAATTGGTTTTGCATGGCTTGGACTTCTTCAAAATCCTTCTCCATGCCTTTCACTTTTGCTTGCATCTCGGCCACTTTTTTTGCTCGTATTTTTTCAATGTCTTTTTCGTCGCTCATCCAATTCCACTCCGGCTTCATTCCTCTTCCCCAGTTAGATCTTTAATCACCTTTCCGCTTATGCACGATGGGCACTTGCGGAATCCGGCTCTTGCTAAGTTTTTACATTTTCTGTCGGCACATAGCCTTGTTGTTAATCGCATCTCATTCCTCTCCATTTTCGTATTTCCAATTGGATTCTGTTTTGACATTTTCCAATTGAAAAATTGATTTTCTAATTGGATAATTCATACTCCGCCACTCCTGTCATAGAACGGGCAACGACCGATACAATACCCCTTTTGGTGAAGGGTTCGGCACGATGGTGATTTGTAGTAGCGATCCACATTATGGTTGATGTATGATACGGTGATGTCCTCTTTGTAGTCCGACCAATCCAAGTCCCGAATGAACGACACGATGGTGTCTTTGATGCTACGGTTGGTGGTTGGCGATGAACGAGGGGGTCTTGCGAAGGAGCGTAGCCTGTCCTGCAAATACATGGCAAGATACACTCTCGCTTCGTGAGTAGGGTTGCTCCCCTTTTCACAGGCGGCTGACGCCAAGCAGGGGAGGATAGTGAGGTTGCCGACCTTCTTCATGTCCACATCCACAGGGTCAGCCTCAAATGGTGCATCGGGATCTCGCTTCTTGGTCTTGATAACCATACCTTTCGTGCCGTATGGCTTCATGCCCCCATGAGGCTCGTCGGCTTTGGCTATGACTGACGGCCAACCTGCTTCAAGGTCTTCGGTTGTCAGCGGCATACCCCATAGCCCCCGTTTGAAATTGTATGTGTTAGGAATGCGAATGTGCCTGTCGGGTCGGAATGAAACCACTGGATCGAGAGTGGACAAGTCCCACTTCTTAACCCAGCCGTCAATCATTTTACGACCAGTGAGCAAGAAGTCACCGAGTTCAATTGAAGTCGGTTCGTATGTTTTGTCAAGGCTGACCCAAATATGAACACCGCCTCCGGTGAACCACATAGCGTGCCGCCAGTCGTTTGACACAAGGTGCTGATGAAGCGCATAGACTTCTTTGAAGCACCTGTCGCCCGCTTGGGCGGCTGATACACTCTCTTTCATGGCTCGTTCATAGTCCATGTCAATGACGAAGTGTGGGATCACAGCCGTGTTGTATTCACCACGGTTCCCTTTCGTCTTTAATTGACGGAAACCATAGACCGTAGTGGTGAGGTTGTCAGCACCGTTCGTGGCGGCGACATAGCGTTGCAGTTCGTCCATGTTATGCACCACTTTCCGCTTTCGCATATCCACCTCACGGGGAAAATGTCGGAACATGTGGGTGCTTCGTGTCATAATACTCACCATTCAAAGAGCGACCTTTGCGCCCGAAGGACACGCACTTTTTGTTCCTCTATTTCAACCCAATGTGAAATCCGATGGCGAGCGATGCCGATGTATTCTTCTTCACGCTCAATGCCAATGAAATTGAAGCCCTCCACATTCGCCGCAATACCAGTAGTTCCACTCCCCATGAACGGATCTAAGACGACTCCGTTGGGAGGCGTGACGAGTCGGCATAGGTATTTCATCAAATTAACGGGCTTAACCGTTGGGTGTATGTTTTTTCGGTATTCAACTTTGTTGTGTAAAGACGAAGGCTTCGCTTCGTCGTTTTCGTGCTTGAAATCCTCACTCCCACGCTTCAATTCGGCTTTTGCTTGATTGCTCCACGCAACAAGTTGCGGTTCTTTGTCTTCCAAACCAAAGTCCTTTTCCGCTTTGCTCGCTTTAGCGCAGTAAAAGAATCGGGCGGCTGAACCATTTCCCATCTCGGTGCGAACCCCGTTGTCCACATTCCCCCATCCCCCTTCGTAATGTTCACCCATAGCCACATTGGACTTCTTTGGGAACGCACCACCATTGGATTGAGGGAACAGGTTCACGACTTCATCCGAGCCATCGTGAATGAAATTGGCGGGGAATCTCCCTAAAGCGTGTTGATCCTGTGCTTCTTTGTTGTCTTTCATGCCAAAATTGACAACGGCATTCTCCCTGTTGTTGCTACCAATGGATAATTTCTCGTTGGTGGCTATTCGGCAACCGTCAATGTTCAAACCGCCTGTGCCATGCTCAAGCACATTCTCAACGATAGTGCCGATAAGGGGCTTGCGGGCGACCACGATAGGCTCATGGGCAGGTTTGAGGGATGAACCCCACCCCTCCCATTTTTTCGCTTCGTCGGTTTGTGGGTTCTCCGCTGTTTTCTCTTTCATTTGAAATCCCAATGGCCCTTTCACTGTTCGTGATGAAGGGAGGACTTCTCCCTCAACATAGCGACCCGCTTTTTTGTCAATGTTCTTACTGACGGACTGACTTTTTGGGAAGCCCGACCCATAGACCCACATGATTTGATCACGGATTTCAAAGCCAGCGTCCTCTATGTTCACGGCCATGCGGTGATATGTGCGAGAACCAGCAAATGATAGCAAATATCCTCCCGGTTTCAATACTCGGAAAGCCTCTTTCCACATCTCAACCGAAGGCACATCGTAGTCCCACTTCTTGCCCATGAAGGACAGTCCGTATGGTGGATCGGTGACGATTGAGTCAACGCTGTTATCCTCCATTTTCTCAAGTATAGCGATACAATCTCCGTGTATTAGTTCTGTGCTTCGTGTCATATTGCTCACTCCAAGTGTGTTTGATAACGAGGACAGAACTCTTTGAGAGCGCACCACGGGTCGCAAATTGAGTATTGGCGACCGGGTGCAATAAGTGGGAACATGCTGATGTCGCCGTCGCCCTTGTAGCGTCGGTGCATACGGACGAGGTTTTGCATATCAGCCATCATCAAGCCCAGTTCTTTGACACGAACTGCCTCCACCAAGCGGAACATTTCAGCGTCTTCGGTATCGGTGCCCTTGACACCCTTAGTGTGATCCCACCCCCAGTGGGTGATTTGTGCCGAAGGGTCAGCCTTTCGCAACGCCCACACATAAAACGCCATTTCCTTTCTCATAGCCTCGTATTTGTATTTGGCTTCTTTCCAAGCACCTGTCTTGAGTTCGTGAATGTGTAGTGTCCCGTCGGGGTTAGTGTAAATGCGGTCAATAAAACCGTTGATATGTATGCGTTGGGGTTGTCCGTCAACCTTAATTTCAACCACGCAATCAATCTCCATCTCGTTGCCAGTCGGCAGGAAGTGTTCGGGGTCGCTGTTGTTGAAGCGGTCAATCTCCTTCACACGGAAACGGTCAATGTGCAGATCTTCATCCAAAAAGAACGAATCCTGTGCCGAACGGATTTCCTTTGAAGTGGGGAAGCACTCACGGAAATAGCCATCAAGGTCAGTTTCGGCACTTGCCTTTTCAATATCCACCCTGTCATAGAATCCTTCAACAGCGTCGTGGACATTGGTGCCCCGTAGCATGTTGTCGTTCTGTGGTTCCTTCATACCAACGATTCGTTTTAGGCCGTATTGTTGAGCGCAAAAGGTGGACTCGCCCAGCGAGGACTTGCTCATACGGAGAATGATGTTGTCGGGCATACCGGGGTGCCAATCATAACATGAGAACAAGTCCTCATGGTTCGGCACAGGGTATGGGCGTGGTGGCTTATGGGTAATCATTCACCACCACTCCTTTGGTTCGGGCTGTTCGTCTTTCTTGACCCATTCAAATTGCTCAAGGACTGACTTGTTTCCGGGGTCATTGATTTCGCATGACATGGCATCGTCGCTGTGTAGTTCCTCTTCCCCTCCCCACATTTCAACAATACCCTGTTGATCGTCGTGGTAAATGCTCACCGCATCACAGGAATTGCATTCAAATGGCCGTCGGCCTTCGGGCACGAATCCATCGGCGAACTTCTGTTCCATTTCAGCAAGGGTGTTGTATTGGTTCATCCCGTGCTTCATTGGGGAAACCTTTCGGCTTTCCTCGTCCCAGTGCTTGGCTTGCGCCCATAGATCTGGATATTTTTTCCATAGAACATACCACGATGAAGTGGGTTGTTTGATGCAGTGAAAGCACCCCAAGCGTTGAAAATTGACATACAATGGGTTCACCATGTCAAGTTTGTCAAGGTATTTGAAAGCGTCTTCTTCTGTCCAGCCCCACTCAATGAGAGGATAACGAATGCCGTCCTCCTTTGCGGTCTTTGACACACGCCTCTTCTCGTCTATGGCGATACCGACATACTTGATCGTGCATTCCTTAGTCGCCCGTTGAAGAGGATAGAGTTTGGCTTCTCTCGCCCAGTAGCAAGGATAAACGATGAGGGGTGCCCCACGAACATTTCCTTCGTTTTTGCCCCTCGTCACCTTGCCATAGAACCACTCGTTCCATGACTTCTTTGAGAACACATGTTCAATGTGCAATCCTTTTTCGGGGTATTTTTCTTGAATGTATTTTTCAACATGCTTGATGTAGTCGTAAAGTTCGGGGAACTCAAAACCAGTGTCAGCGAATACAATGCGGTGAATCGGATAGTTTGGATCGTCCAGTTCAAGCATCCTCAATAACATAGCCGTTGAATCCTTTCCGCCGCTGAACGACACCATCGCAATATCCTGTTTCTCTTCCATGTTTTACCACCACTCTTGAGGCTTTGAGCCATCTGCCGTCGGCTGTCGCCAACCCATCGCCTCAAAGATGAGGGAAACGGGGGCTATAATTTGCTTTTCTATCACAGCCGTGAAATCTATGTCTAATTCTTCAAGTTCTTCGGGGGTTCGGTATGCTTCGATCCCCTTTGTAGTGTATGTGTGGGGGACACCATCGCCCTTCTCAAATCGGTTGTCGGGGTTCAGTCGGTTGTATGCCTTAGCGGCTCCTTGAAACCCACCCTGCTGTCCGTATTTTTCCGGCTTCTTGCCTAAGCGAGAGCGCATAACAAGAGCCTCACGCTTCACCACAGTTCGCACGCCGGAAATCCATGTGTTCACCAAATCCCGAATGTCGTCTTCACTGGCGTCCTCACGGCAAACGGCCTCAAAGGCCACTTCTTGAATGCGTTTGGTGATCTGTGCGGCATTGGACTTCTTCATCTCAAAGCCAGTGCAGTGTAGTCCCTGCTTCGGCCATATCACCCAGCCGAAGTTCCTGTTCTTCTTGGCGGCAACCCATGACTTCATCAGTTTCTCATACTCCACCACGAATCGCTCGCTGTTGAACTCTTTCTGTATCGTTCGTGTTAAGGCATCGGCTATCTCATGGCCGTCGTTGTCGCCGATTCCGATGTATGCGCTGTCGGTGTGTCCGGCCAATGGCTCATAGCCCATCTCTTCGCACACATCCATGAGGCGTGAAACCAGTGATCGACCAACATAGGTGATAGTAGCGGCAACAGTTCTGTGTGCTTCACCATGACCTGTGTGTCCCATGAGGCCATATACGCTGGCGGCGGCACGCTTGAAGGCTAATTGCAGTGTGTTGAAGCCAGCGTATTCCGATGAACCCGGTTCGTGCTTCTTCATCTCGGCCTTCGCTTCGTTGCGAGCATCGGCCAGATCCATTTGCAGTTGGGGCAATACCCCAACCCTCTCTTGACTCCAATGTGTGCCGTTGCCGACCGCACGGGTATTCTCCCCTGCTTCGTGCCGAAGCATTTCGGGACTGATGTTGTCAGCCCGCTGAATCTCGGCATACATGGCACGATAGTCAAAGACAGCGACATTGTTATGTCGGCCTGTTTTCGGCTCGGCTACAAAGCCACCGCCGTATGAATCGCCAGTTCCCTTCTTGTATGTCCCTGTGGGTGCCGCCCATGTCGCCCTTCGGCGTAGCAATCCTCTTGCGAAGCGGCTCACTGTAAATACAGAACCAAACGATACGCCACAGACTCGTTGTAAAGCCATGAAGAATCGGGTGACATGATATTCCCTGTCAAGGCGATCTGTGAGTAAAACATCAGCACGGTGATAGTGCAGGAAATCCTCAAAATGGTTGAGCCAAAGGTCGTGATGTGATATTCCTTTGGTGTCTATCTTCCATAATTCGGGG